ATTCTTTGTTCTCGGCTCATGGTTCGATTCCTGACTTAGCTATCGAGTAAAACACCACCGGATTCTTACAGTTGCCGACCTTGAATTTAGGCTTGTTGAAAACAAAGCCCCTGCTTTCCAAGTCGATAATCCGAGAACATAACTGCGTGATATTCAAATATTTTGCCGCTTCCAAAGATGTGATGTGTCCGTTTAAGCGGATATACGCGACAATCTTCTTGCATTGCGTTTGTTTTTGGTTCATAATCGCCTTTCGTCTTACCTGAATCGTTTCCTCGCAATTCAGGGGAATTGCCCGCCTCGTGCGGGCTTTTCTTCTTTATTTTTCTGATACGTCATCCATCGACATGATGATGCGTGTGTTCAAAATAGCGAGGTATGAATCCATCGCTTTTTCCTGCTCGACCAACAAATTGCGGTCTTCTTCAGCAAGGTTTTGGAATCGCTCCGATTGAATGAATACACGCAGTTTTCCCAATCGTTCTTCGAGTTGCGCATACTCGATTGTCAGACGGTCTTTGAAAGTTTCAGAAACCCGATAGGCTTCTTCAAACTGTTTCTTTGGCGACCATGAGACGTAGCCGTTAAATTCCTTGACGTTCGGCTCGCCGTTTGGATAAACGACCAGGTAACCGTCGTCGGCGGGATTTTCGTTTTCCGGCACCTGCCAGCCGCGCAATGCGTTGTAATCGCCGCGATTCATCGGCGTTGCCTGCACTTCTTTTGTTCCGATGTACTGCTTCATTTTCTTTCCTTTCTGGTAAATTGCGGATGACTTCCGCTTCAATTCGTTTATATTTAATCAACATCTGAAAGATGGCTAAACAAGTAAATGGATATTCAATCTGAAGGGAACTTTTTGATCTCATAAGAAGTTACTTCCCCATCTTTCTCCTCAATATAAATTTCTCGTTTATATTTCAGAGCTTTACATATTGCGGACTGCGTAACGCCAAGCAACTCCGCTGTTTTTACTTGCCCATTTTTACTTACATATTCCAGCAATGTGGTTTTCGTCATAAATACCTCCTATACTCAAATTATAACCGCCCGTAATTTTAAATGCAATACGGGCGGTAATTATGTTTTATATAAAACTTCCAGTAATATTATTTAAAAGAGGTTTTTTATGAATATGAAAAAGCGCGAAATTTCAGATATCGAGAAAGAAGAGTGCAAGCTTCTAAAGCAACTTTTCAATGATAGAAAAAAGGAGCTGGGTTTATCACAAGCAAAAATTGCTGGCTTGATGGGGGTTACACAAGCAGCGATAAACCACTACTTAAACGGGACTAACGCATTAAATGCGTCTATTGCAAGTGAATTTGCAAAAGTATTAGGCGTTCCTGTCGGCAGCTTTAGCTGGAGACTGGAAAAAGAAATTAACGAGATGTCAAACTCACTAATAATATCTGGTGGTGTTATAAATGGCGCACTTCACAATAATATTGGAGGCGTACACAACAACACCAGTTACACCCTGAATCAAAATTCTGTAAGCAAGCCAACAAAAGAAGAGCTTAACGACGCAGACAAGCACTTTTTAAAATCAATGCCGCTTTTGGATATTGATATAGCTGTTCGTCATCTCGCTAATCCTGATAAAGATAGGACACAAATTCAGGGCGATGGGGACAGGGCGGCGACATTTATTCCACACTCGGGGCACACCGTCGGCGTCCGCATGGCTGACGACGTGGAGTTTGCCGGTATAAAACGCGGCGATATACTGATAGTAGAGCCGCATATCCCGCCGAGAGATAAAGACCTGGTGCTGATTTGTATCGACAATACAGGCTACCTGCGCGGCATGGTGGGCAGGCTGTCCATTGCGATTGATGGGACGCATACCTTTATCTACGATGGCGGCTCAGGCGTTCCACTGCCTGATGGAGCGTTTATTGCCGGAGTAGTCGTAGAAGTGAAACGAAGGTTGATACCTACCGATATTTTACTGAGTAGGCTAAACCCTGATTACAAACCTAAAATAAAAGGGGTTGAATAGAATGACACAAGACCAAATTGCACTGACTGTTTTTATTGCTGCCGGCGGCACTATTGCGTTTTTTATTGGAAAATTCAAAATAGCCGAATGGAAGTCAAATCGAGAGACTAAACAAATGAAACAAGAAACAACTAAAGATGAGTTGGATGTGAGCGGCGGTGGCTGCCTAATTATGGCGGTTGTCTTGTTGTTTGGGTTATTTCAAATATTTATAGGACTTGCAGGCATTGAAGACGAATTTGGATTTTGGTGGATGATCGCCGCCATTGCCGCTCTATCTATAGCGAGACTAACCTTTCCAATCTCAATCGGCGTTTTCTATTATGCCGTCAATCAATGGGATTGGGATTGGTACTGGGCGGCGTTATTCGCTTTTCCAATGGCAGCCTTGCAGGTTATGGCATATTCCGCAGACGCAATAACATCGGTAATGAAAATGTTTCGCAACAGATGATTTTAAATCCACTTGCCAATCATAGATTGGTTATTTGATTATAGCCCAACATAGCCTGCCGTTTTAATGGTGGGCTATTTTTACTTGAAGTATTACCTATGCAAACCGCCTATATAGGCGGTTTTTTTATAAAATTTATCTACATAAAATCATAGTGTTATATTTTTTTAAATAAAAATATTACCGCAGGTATTTACTAAATTAAAAACCGCTAGTAATATACACCCATCGAAACAAAACAACCAACCAAAGGAATCAACATGAAACATATCGCAAACGCCATGGCATTCAACGACTTCTCAATCGCCCAAGAGAGCACTATCGGTCAAATCTTTGAAACAGGTCGCGGCAAGTCAAAAAAATTCATCGTTAAACAAGTGTACGGCGGCTTATCAAGAGAGTTCAAAACCTATTTGGAAGCGTGCCAAGCAGTGATCAACTCACAACCGACAACATTTGTTCGACCAGTATAACTAAGTTTATTACCCAAGCCGCTTCAAGTGAGGCGGCTTCAATAAAAAACTTAACTTGTTCTTTAAAAATCAGGAAACGCAGTAACCGCCCTTCAGGTAGGCGAGAGCCGATAGGAAGACATGGATAGGCATGGGGGAAGTCGAACAAACGGTTACAGGCAGGCGGGAAGCCGAAAAGACAATAACCCGCAGCGCAAACAGAGCCGCTTTGAAAGACAGGCGGCTTAATCAAGGGCTTGGGCGAGCTACCGCCAACGCGGAGGCACAAAGCTGACTACACACGGCAGGGCAACGGCACGCGGAAACGGTAAGCCCCGACCCCTTGATTAAGACAACAGCGCGAGGAAATGCAAAATGCTTGATTTAAGCGAACACATCAACAACAAAGCCCGTTGGGTAAAGGGCGAATTTGACGATAAGGTCGAAGCAGGTTTTTCAGCTTCCCAGCTTTACAGAGACACCATTGAGACGATTGGATTTGTCGGCGGGAAGTTAGGGGCGGCGACAGAAAAAGCCATGTTTTATTACTTTCCCGACGGCACGAAACTGAAAATCACATCGTCCCCGTCAATCAAATGCGAGGTCATTGAATGATTTGCGAACCGATTACATCCGACTGGGGCATGGCAGGCGAGGACGCAGCCTACACGAGAGCGCAGGCAATCAGCGAGGCGAAGCAAGAAGCGTTTGCCGCACTGGAAGACGAAATCGAATATCTCGTCATGAAAACAGCGTTTGAGTACCGCGAAGCCCTCAAACAATGCCAAGACGAAACCCCGCACCAGTGGGAGTACAGAATGGGCCTGAGAGATGGAGCCGCGTGGATTAGCGATGAAATGATGGAAGTGATGGAGGAGGCTATCGAGGACGACCATTACTACACACGAATCGAAAATCTCGATTTTTACGCAGACCGATTTATCGAGCAGGAAAAGATTAACGCCGCCTGACGCGGCAAAGAATACCCATGAAGTGGATAGAGTAGGCAGACCGTAAGTCGTGAGTGGGGACGCCTCGGTGGTTTTGAAAATTTACACCGCATCAAACCACGACAATGCGCGGGCTGCGACTCCTTTGGTGGCCGCGGCGCAGGTTGAACGAAGAAGCAGCCAGCCCGCCGAGTTTAGTAAGGAAGATTCGGCGGGCAATCCCAAACATCATGAATCAGCGAGGAAACCATGAAATACACAGCAATCATCATCGCGTCAGCAGCCTTTGCATTTTGTGTGCAGGCATACGCGAAAGCTCAGGCATATATGGACTACACGACAGCTTCGTCAATCGGCGTTGACGCTATCGACCCATACGAAAATATCCGCGACGAAGTTGCCCGCCATGAAATGCAGGAAGCAGCGCGAGTAACGCGCGAAAACGAAGCCGTAATAGCAGAAATGTACGAACAACTGAATGCCGGCGAAAGAATGCGCGGCGACGCGGAGGCGACGAAATGAACCATCGACCATACGGATTGGCTGGCAGCCTGTCGGCAAAAGTAAAAGGTTTTATGGGTTTGCCGCGCAGCCTTAATGTCGTCATGCGAAAAGTCAAAGGCGGTTATCAGGTCGGAATCATGCCCGACGGCTACAACAAGGTTACGTTCCGATCCGATAAGGCAAAACGTGCGGCGTTGCAAGATGTGCAGGTTTTCAAAACCGAAAAGGCGGCGCAGGCGTATGTAGATAAGCTGCTTACAGGGGCGTAAAGGAGGGGTGAGTTATGAGGATTCGTTGTTCTACCATCGCCGACGTCATCGGCAAACCAAAAACCAAAGGCGAGACCATCACAGAGACCGCCAAATCAAAACTGATAGAGATGGCAAAGCGTGAACTGTTCGGCTTTGAATCTTTCGACGGCAACGCCTATACCGAAAAGGGCGATCTGATGGAAGAAACCGCCATCAAATACAGCGGACTGGTACGCGGCAAAGAGTACCGGAAAAACATCGAACGGCGCGTCAATGACTGGCTGACGGGCGAATGTGATGTTTACGATTCAGACGACCGCCTGATTGTCGATACGAAGTGTTCATGGGACATCGGGACACATCCATTTTTCCGCGATGAAGCCGAAAAGAAAGCCATCAAAGCAGGCTACGACTGGCAGATGCAAGGCTATATGTGGCTGTTCGATTGCGACCGCGCCGACATCGACTTTTGGTTATTGCCCACGCCTGAAGATTTGCTGAAACCGTGGGAAGACCGCGAGAAATATATCAATCTCGTAGAAGCCATCCCGATTGAGAAGCGCATCACGACCGTAACCGTCATGCGCGATGACGAAAAAATCGAACTAATCAAAGAGCGCGCAACAGCCTGTCAAGCCTATTACGAAACGCTTTTGAATCAATACAAATAAGGATTTTAAAAAATGAGTATCGCCCAAAACCAAGCAGTAGCCCTTGCAAAACAATTCAACATTCAAGGTGATCCGCAAGAGCTAGTCCAAACACTCAAGGCAACCGCCTTTAAAGGCAATGCGACAGACGCGCAATTTAACGCCTTGATGATTGTATCAACGCAATACGGCTTAAACCCATTCACAAAAGAGATTCACGCATTTCCCGATAGACACAATGGCATCACGCCAGTTGTCGGTGTGGACGGCTGGGCAAGAATCATCAATAGCCATCCGCAATTTGACGGCATGGAGTTTACTGCCGACGCGGAAAGCTGCACTTGCAAAATCTACCGCAAAGACCGAAGCCATCCAACGACCGTAACCGAATACATGGAAGAGTGTAAACGCAATACCCAACCGTGGAACGACCTCCCGCGCCGTATGCTCCGACACAAAGCCATGATTCAAGCTGCGCGCTTGGCGTTTGGTTTTAGTGGAATCTATGACGAAGACGAGGCGCAGCGTATCCAAACGCCTGAGACGCCCAAAGAAGTAAAAGCAGACCCTGAGTTAGATAGTCTGATTGCTGACGGCGAAGCGGCGGCAAACAAGGGCGTCGAGGAATACAAAAAATGGTTTACCGATATTGGTGCCGCAGGTCGTCTGAAGCTGGGCAGTGAGAACCATGAACGGTTTAAGCAAATTGCCGAAAACACTATTACGGCTGACGTAGTAGAGCCAACCAAGCCCACGCCGACCGAAGAAGAGTTTTCGGCATTGGTGGAGGCAGTATCTACCGGCATGAAAGAAGTTTCCGAAGTGCTGGAAACCTACAACCTGACCGAAGAGCAGGCAGTAGAAATCAACGCCCTGTAATGAAAATTTCAGGCGACCTGAAAAGGTCGTCTGAATCGGAGATGAAAATGGAAAATCGTTTAGACACCTTGAAACAATACAAAAGCGAAATTTTTGAATTAAAGAAAAAACTAGCCGAAAAAGAAGCCGAATATCTTGATGTAGGCAAAGAAATTTTTGAACAAGATACAGGGTGGGAGTTTGGTAAAACCATTCTCGCCAATAAAAATGGTCCGGTAAAACTGAAAATCTTACTCAACTTTGCAGAACTGCGCGACGGCGAATTTACCGCAATCGGCAATGTTATGAATAAAAACGGCGGGGTATCCAGTCAACGACGAATTATCACCGTTGATGGATATGAAGAATTTAAGGACGACTGAAATGTTTTCCGTTTTCGGCAAATGCCGTCCCAAAGAAGAGAAACGGCGGCGGCTTGTATATGACAAAGAGCAGTCAAAGTGGTACGAGGACACCCGCAAATGGAAGCGGCTAAGCAACAGCCGCTACCAAATCAGCCCTGAATATTCGTCGATTGAAACAGCAGAGGAGTTTATCAGGCTGTCGGCAGGTAATCCCGACATCCACATCGTCGGAATCAGACAGGCACAGGAAGTGAACGGGAAGACCGTTTGGAAGCCTGTAAAAACAGTTTTAAAAGGAAGCAAAAATGCTGAATAAAGTAATCCTAATCGGACGGCTTGGTCAAGAGCCAACTATACGCTACATGCCAAACGGCGAGGCGGTTTGTAATTTCAGCGTCGCAACAAGTGAGGCATGGAACGACCGCAACGGGCAACGTCAAGAGCGTACCGAATGGCATAACATCACCATGTACCGCCGCCTTGCTGAAATTGCCGGGCAATACCTGAAGAAAGGTAGTCAGGTGTATTTGGAGGGGAAGATTCAGACCCGAAAATATCAAGGCAAAGACGGCATCGAGCGCACGGCCTACGAGATTATCGCAAATGAAATGAAAATGCTGGGCGGTGGTGGTAACGATGTGCAGCAAGCGCAATCGGCGCAAGCAGAAACGCCAACGCCGCCGCGCCGACAAGCACAGGCAACACCTGCCGCGCCTATTGAAGACATCGACGACGACGTCCCTTTTTAGGAGAGAGTAATGAAAGAAACATTCATACTTGTACGCAAACAGCGTCAAGAAAAACGAAACCACAACAAAGAACAATCGACAAATTTATTAAGACAGGCAGAAATCAGTTTTGAAAGTAAAAATAGCGGCAACCATTTGATTATTTTATCAACACCAAAAATTGATTTTTATCCAAGCACGGGATTATGGATAGTGCGAGGAGTAAATAAAAAGCGTCGTGGGGTATTGTCTTTATTGAAATACATAAAGGAAATGAAGAATGACTGAATATGTTTTCAAAATTTCTACTAATGACGTAGGCATTGTTTTAGAAACACCTGATATTAACCCAGCACATGAAGATAATCTAATTGAAGGAATTGCTTACTTATCGGCGGTATTGGTATCAATTTTTATTAACGATATTTCAAAACATATCAAAGAAAATCAAAAAGATTTTATTTTTACTGCTCAAGACATGATTAATAACTCAGCCATCGTAAAAAGGGAGGAATAAAAAATGACGCAACAATTTAAATTCGGCGACCGCGTAATAGACAAGGCTTTCGGGCTTGGTGAGTGTGTTGTTATCAACACTTTTGAAGATTGTGTCCATATCAGAAATGAGCAAGGGGGTTATAACTTGGCTGCCAAAGCTGATTCGTTGGAACTTATCCCACACCCTGACACCGTGCGCCTTGATTGGCTGTTAAAGAATGATTGCGCTTTAACAGAAAGGCTTTGCGATGAAGATGGCGATATTCTCGGAACCCCAAATGCCGTTATCCAAAAGCAAGAAGACCATTTTGAGGTATTGGCAGCTACAAGTAACAACATCCGTGAAGCCATAGATGTTGCTATGGCACACATTGAAAGCAAACGATAACAACCACAGGCAGGCAGCCAAACGCCCGAGCCGTTGAGAGGACGGAACTTAAAAGCGAGGAAACAAAATGCAAACAACGACAGTAGCAACAAGACCGACGGCAAGTCAAATGCTTGCCGCGAAGAAAGCGGCGAAGAAAGAATCCGCCGTTAAAAAATACGCCCGCGAAAATATCGGCAACAAACGCGCCGACCGCAACAAGCTGTCTGCCATCGCAACAGCCCATGTGATGAACAAGATGGCAATGCAAAAAGGCGAGCCGCAAAGCCTTGACGCGCAACTGACCGAAAACATCAAAAACCTTATGCACTATGAAGTGCTGGTTTACGGTTATGACCGAATCAGTGTAACCGTGTTTGAGAAACTTATCCGCGCAATGCGTGTCGTCGCCTGCATCTATGCCGACGGTGAGTTAAGCAAGACGACCAATGAAGCACAGGCGGCAATCGAGAGTCTGCGCAGTAACGATTCAGACGACCTGTCGCCAAACCAACGGCGCGAAATCCTGAAGCCGGTATTAAAGCTGATTCGGTATTGCGAAGCATACGACGCGGTCGTCCCTGAAAAGACCATCGACAAGGTTGGTTTATATTGCGCGAGCGTGCAAATCGCCCTGTACACCGCCAGCCTGTACGACAGACCGAAACGCTACATCCAAGCCTTATTCGACATCATCAACGGCAAATCGATACGCGCCATCGCAAAGGAAATTAGCGAGAAAGAAAACGTGTTGCGCGAAGAAGTCTTAAACGCAGCATGGCATTTCTACCGTATCGCGGAATGTAACAGGGCAATCGAACCGGCAAACACAATTCCTGAGCTTCGCCATGACGATTATAAGACGCTTGGCAATTTCGACCGCCTGTCAGATTTCGTGCGTGTTGCAATGACAAGATTCTTGATTCCGTTCGAAGAAAATACGGGAATCAGCCTGATTAATTATAACCAATTCCGCAAGGATTTGATTCGGGCAGAAATCATATGAGAAAACTAACATACGGCAGTGTTTGCAGCGGGATAGAAGCGGTATCCGTAGCGTGGGGCGGGCTGAATCTGAAGCCGATATGGTTTTCAGAAATCGAACCTTTCCCGTGCGCGGTATTGGCGCATCACTACCCGACCATACCAAATCACGGCGACATGACGACGTTACCGGAGCGGATTTTATCGGGCGAAATTGAAGCACCGGATATATTGGTCGGCGGGACACCTTGCCAGGCTTTTTCTGTCGCCGGGCTAAGAAACAGCCTAAATGACGAACGTGGAAACCTAACGCTTGTTTTTGTAAGGATTTTAAATGCAATTAACACTGTTCGACGACGTTCCGGACTGCCCGACGCAGTCGT